GTGTCCTTTCAGCAGACAATCATCATTGTGTTCCCAGCAGTGCCCGGTTCCGTTCGAAATGTAATAATCCGTTTTACACAGGTCGTGGAACATTCCGACAATGTACGGACTTTCTATTCTCTCCCACATGAGATTGTTAAAATCGGTGAGTTCCACCAGTGTTTTAGCAACCCGGAAAGAATGGTCGAACAGACCGCCTTCGTAGTTTCCGTGAAATCTAGTGCTTGCCGGTGCGGTAAAGAAGTTCATCTTGTCCAGTCTATCGATATCATAATCGTCTATGATATAACCTCTCATGAACTCTTTCATGTCTGCGATTCTTTTTTCTTTACTCGATTCTGATGATGGAATTTTCACTGTTGCTATCCTCCTTTTCATTCTCTGCGATTTCGTAAGCACAGGCCGCATAACCAGCTAAGTCAACGTAGCTGTCTCCTGTGCCACCTCCTGTTTTGATTCTTGCGATTTTCAAAAGTGCCATCATGATCGGCACATCCTTTGGTGATATTACAATGTTTTCTTTTCCGAGATATTCAGACCACATTCTAGCGATTGTTCCGAAATTATCTTCCGGTGTGCCGTAGTCCTGTTCTCTCATGCCGTTCACACAATCGTTCGCAGCTCTCAGACACGCTTCTCTGTGATTCATTTATTTCCTCCTAAGAATAAAATCTCTTTCACAATATTCCAGTCATGTTTGGCGAGATACCCATTTTCTAAAACATCAATGTCCACGGCACCACCGTTGGTTTTGACAACCACAGCCTGTTTCTCCATGTTTTCGATGGATTCCGGACAAAAGGTTTCATCCACAATCAACCATTTGGTCTGTCTGTACCCAAAGCATGGGTGCATATTTCGCTTTTTGGCTCTCTCTTCCACCGCTGTGTCACCGCAAGGTGTACTTCTCGGGTGGATTCTCTTTTCACACGGTTCCTTTTCGTAACTGTACCATTTCCCGAACTGGACATTCTTTTCACTATTCATGGTTATCTCCTCCTGTGATAAGCTCCGACAACGGTAGTAGTTTGATTGTTTCGCAGAATTCTCTCCATTCATCCAGCTTGTGATGTTGTCTCGATTTGTACATGTTGGCTAACACCTCGTAATTCAGCATTACGTTTCGAGTCTGATTGTAGGAACTCGGGAGCAGCTGGATCATCTGCCACCAGTAATCTTTCGAAACATCTTCCATGAAACGCTCCCTAGCGTAATTCAAAACAGTGATGGTACAGTTCAAAAATGTCTCTGACGTATGGTCTAAGTGCTCGTGGCTAAAATCATCAAGCTCGAACTCCTTCTCGTGAATCTTATGCATGGTGGAGCAGCTGTTACAGGTCGTTCCAACCTTGTATGTGTCGAACTCTTTCCACCAGTACAGCGGTGCTGTAATTCTCATGTACACATTCATCATCCGCATATACTTTCGGTGATCGGTTCCAGCTGTGCAAAGTGTTTGCATTAGCTTCAAATCCTTCTCCCCAACGGTTAAACCTTTGGTGTCAGACTTGTTCCAGCTATTCATTGGGTTTCGCATACCCTGTATGACGAAACCAAGTTCTTCTGCATTCGATGTAATTACATCTTCAATGTTAATCATGTCTTATACCTCAAATACTGTCTTTTAACTTCAATCCCTTGTAGTGTTCGTATCCATCGACGCGTACCTTACAACTACACCAGTCAGAATGCCGTTGTAACTCCGAGTTGAACTTCTGTGATGTTAGAACAGGGTATCCCTCTGCTTTTGCCCATCTCTTGAAATTCTTGTTCAGTTCCGAACACTTCACAGAATGATTTTCACCTTGCTCACATCGTTCTTCCAAGAATTGAAGTACCACATCGTTGTCACGTTCGTACTGCTTAATTGGTTGTTCCAAGTTCTTAGAAATCGACAAGCCGTGCGTTGTATACTTCTTATATCCCCGAACGAGCCACATGAATATTCCACTCATGTTTTCCTTTTTGGTAAACTCGCTCTTAAGGTGTACGTCTTGTTCTTCGTGGCTAAAGTGTCTGTTGAACTCGATAATCTTGATTCTGTCGGAAGCAAACAGCGATTTGTCTGTTACTCTCGGCAAGTCATTACAACTGAGCCACAGCGTAAATTGGGGTGTGAATGTGATGGCTGATTCGTACAATGCTCTTGCTGACAGTTCTTCACCGCCTGTAAATTGCTTTATCTTTTCTTCATCCAGTTTCCCAAACTCATTGCTTTCACTCATGGTTACAAAGCGTTTTCCTTTGAGTCCTACTAATGTCGGAGAGGCCGCTTCCGCTGACACGCTTCTACCGCTGCTGCAAATCATTCCGACAGGTGCAACCTTAGCATAATCACCGAGCATGATTTCAATAGTGTTCAGAAGTGTGGATTTACCGTTTCGGGTCGTTTTACCGTGTAGGATAAACATACACTCTTCGTTACTCATACCGAGTAAGCTATAACCCAGTCCCCTTTGCAGAAAATCTGCTTTTTCTTTATCACCCTCTGTTACCTCATCGATGAATCTTTCCCATCGTAGGCACTTTGCTTTTTTATCTATGGTGTGCCTGAAAGCAGTCTGCATGGTTATGAAATCTCGCCAGTCGTGTTCCCGAAAGGTGAAGTCTCTCAAATCGTAAGTACCGTTCAAGCAGTTTATGAGATAAGGGTTACTGTCGAAGGTATCAGCACTTATGGGTAACTCTCCTGTAGCGTCTTTTAGGATTCTGTCTCTCATTCTCCTGTCGCACATCTTGTTCACGAAGGTTGTATAGGCTTTCCGCTTATCATCGTCTACAATCTCGCCACAGTACAAAATCATGAGTCTCACAAAATCTTTCAGCTTTTCGGATACTAGAATGGATCCTGTATCTTTTACCCATACACCTTCGCTGTAGGTGTACCAGCACTTCCGCTCAACGCAATATCTAGCCTCTTGGTTATACAGAATACCGAACAATGCTGCCATGCCCATTTCAGACCATTCGAAACCCGAGGATTCCGAATCTGCTCTTTCGGGGTGATATTGTTTGATTGTGTACATCTTTGCGGACAAATCTTCGTCCATTATCACTTTTCCGTTTCGTGTCTCAAACAATTCTTGCATGTTATCTCCTGTATCTTGTAATTGAGTTGCAAATGCTTTCTATCTCGTAAGTAGGTAGGGGTTTCTCACAAGCTATCTGATTTACACGCATTAATTCATCGAATATCTGTTTTTTCGTATAACCGATGGTATGCATGTTCCCGGCAAGGGAGGCTAAAGATATATTTCTTCCACCCTCACCGATAGGGGGGTATGTTGGACGAATCTTAAACCTATGCCCATCGAATGGATTTCCCCAAACAGGGTTATAAATCCGTTTTCCGAAAACAGGCTCTTTTGATTTCTCCCTCATGTTTTTGAAATACTTACCCAAAACATAATCTATAGCGTCTTGGTCGTGGGTGATTTCGTCATAAATAACGGTGTCACCTGTCATGATGAAGTATCTCGACTTCTTATATATCTCAACCCCCGACAGGTTGTTCTTACCAAGGAACGGCAAGTCACCTTTAAGCACGATGTGAAACCCTCTACCACTTCTCGATTTTTCGGTGTAGCTGCGACAGCGACCGATTATATCCACCGCTGTATCGCTCAGAAAACCGTCACTGTCATAGCCATCATCAATGTCAATCCCAACATACCCGTTGTCATTAAAAACGAAACCCACGTTGTTATAGGCTCCCTGTCTGACAGATTCAGAAGCTGTTTCGAAATCCGACCATGTCTTAGGGTTCGTGCTTGAAGCAGCCGACATTTCCCACGATCTCATAGGAACTTTGCTGTCAGCCGTGGTACAAACCCACTGGTTTAATCTTTTCAGTTCTGTTGGTATGTTTTCGACATTCATTAAATCAATCCTCTCGCAATCGCAACATTCTTTTCCAGTCGTTTTACAATCGACCACAGCAGTACACGGTCGGTGTTGGTGTCGTGTGAAACTTTGTTCACCGCCTCCGCAATGTTCATACTTTCCTGTTTGTAAATCGCCACTGCGAGCTTCTGAACCCTCGGACTGCGGAGCGAAAAAGCGTCCTCACAGGCTTCCCAGTTCAACCGGTCTACATCGGTACGAAAAACCGAAGGTTTCTCGTACCGAGCGTAGAATCTCAAACAATGGCGAACATATTCAGAGTAAAATCTACTTCCCATTGTTCTTTTTAACCTCTTTCTTAGGTTCTTCCGCAATCTCGAAATAATATCTAAGGTTCACACTCTCTTCGAAACAAGCGTATCCTTCGATATCGGATTCAAGCTGTTTGCAACTGTGAATAATATCGGACGCGGTGAGGGGTGATACAACCATCATTGCTGTGTCGGTGCCTGTCACATACAGCACCGGGACAAGTCCGTCTTTGTTAATCGTTGGTTTGAAATTCATTCGATACCTCCTTAGTCAAGTAAACCATCTAAATCAAGTGAGTTGCCTGTCGTCTCTACAGGTACTCCCAAAGTCAAGGCACGTTCGGTCGGTTCTACATCGAATCCATCTGCCGTGGAGTAATCCTTCAGATTTGCGAATGTGTTGAACTTTCCCGGATTCTTTCTGCTCTCCACCTCGTTATGAACAACCATTGCTCTAACGTAGTGGTTCACCAGTTCCATCGGGTCGATATCATCTGAATCGAAATCGCCTGTAGCGTTCCGGGCGAAATATGAGAAAATGTTGAGTACCTGTTCGTTAAATTCATCATCTTTGTTCTTATAATTGAATCGCTGATTGATTGTCTGTCCTTTAGCGTTTACCAGTTTCACCTCAATCTTTCCGAACTCTTCATCATGAGTAACCTCGTAAATTCTGAATACATCTTCACCTTCCGGAATGAGTGTGAAACCGTTTCTCAGTGGAATTCTTGCCATCTTTTCTAACCTCCTATTTAACTGTCAATCTGTAACTAACTTCACAGGTGCTGTACTTGTTCAGCAGTCCATCTTCTTCTAACTTGTCTTTGTTGATTGTTACTCTTTCGCCACGGCTGATTGTCCAAGTGTACTTATCACCCTTGACTTCGACTTTCTTGTCACCATCACGGAAATTCTCGATCCCGTAATTTTTGATTTTATCGTTGAGTGCTTTCAGCTTTTTCTCTTTTGGTGAGATTACCTTGGACAGTTCATCAATCTCTTTTTTAAGCTCTCCGGCTTCTTTTACGATGGATTCAATATCAGAAGAATCCGCTTTGATATCGTTCTTTCGGAGTGCGTCCAAAATCTCTTTGTCTTTCTTTTCGTCATAATCCGGTGAGATTCCGGTCACAACGTAATCGTTCCACCAGTTCTCCACAGGTTTGATATAATCCTCTTCAAAGTTCGGATATCTCACCGACAGCTCGAAAACCTTGGTGATGGTGTTCGTAACATTCGGTGTGAACTTTTCCGTATTCTTGGTATTGAACTTACCGTCTGCTGTCTCCACAGGATAATCCTTGTCGTCTAAGAAAGAGGCCACCATTACAACGGTGTCCACACCTTTGAGATAAGCGTAGAGTGCCGCCTGTAGTGCGTAGTACTCGGGAATATCCTCTTCCCAATCCTCAACACGCTTTGTTGTTTTCATCTCAAAGATTGTGTCTACGTTTCCTTTTTCATCGAGCCCGAGGTAGTCCCACATACCACCGAAAATCGGATTCTCGGGGTAGAAATCACCGTAGGTCTTTTGGAAATAATTGTCTCCATACACATCTACAGGTCTTACAATATCCAGTCCGAGGGTTTCCATGTAATCAGCCTGTTTCGGTTCGATGGTCTTACCGGCGACTGTATAAATCGTATCCTCGAAAGGCTTCTCATAAGTCTTGGTGATTGCACACCACATTTCGAAAGGTGTACTCCACGGATTCAAACCGAGAATTGTTGCGAACCTTGTTCCCGTTACCTTCTTGGTTCTACTCGGTGGTGTGATTTCAAGATGGTTTCCCACCCAATTTACTTGTTTCGGCATGTGTAATCCTCCTCATACATTACGATTAATCCATAGGATCTGGCGGCTTCCTGTTCAATGCGACAACCTTTCGCCTTTTCCCAACCTTTACAGAAATAGGCAACATCGCACAGACTCATATTTTCAAGCGATTTGGCGAGGTAGCAAAGGGGTTTGTTTACAACACCTCTGTCCTTTACGCATGATTCGCTATACCAATCATCTGTAAACAGTGTGTTTACAACATCGTATCCACGTTCTTCGAGAAATTTGATTGCTCGATTTCGGGTTTCCTCAATCTCTTCCGGTGTTTTACCCGCCATCGGCTGTGAAATCATTGCTTTCATCTTATCCCTCCAACATTCCGTTGATTTTCTCAACCAGTACTTCACAATCCTTCTTGCTGATTACCTTGAAACCGTTCGTCTGAATAGCAAGTTTCGCAATCATTTCTTCCTTACTAGGGTCTTTTTCTTTCAGCTTTTTCAGCACGTTCTTCAAGCCCTTAATCTGAATATCGCTTGCGTTATCCTCTACGGCTGTCAGATTCTCTTTAACCTCGGTTCTTTTCGCCGGGGTAGCCGGTTTCTGCTTGCTCGCACCTGTAGTAGCGTTCGTGGTTTTGTCGATGGTCGGTTCAATTTCATCGTTCACACAGATATCCATAGCGATAAGATAGAGGTATCTTCTCATGTAAGTGATACTGGCTCCCAACGCTTGCATATTGTTTGTAGCCTGTTTACCCGTGTTACTTACAATCGGTTCAATCTGATTGAACGGTGCAAAGAAATCAATGGTTTCTTCCGGATTATCGGTATTGACGATGGTCACACACCCTGTTTTATCGGTGAAATTCATAATCGCAAGCAGTCCTGTCTTTGCGAAAATCTTGGTAATCGTAGGTACGATATCTTTCAGTTCGAAATACTTGAAAGACAGGTGCATGTTTTTTCCGCTCTGTTCGATTTCGGATTTGAGAAATTCTTCTCTTGCAAGAATCAACTTCTGATATACGTTCTGTTTTGCTGTAGCCATTTTTTTCCTCCGTTTTGTTTTCTTTTCGGGTTTGATTCCTTTAAAATCGTTTACCCTCTTCTGTGCCATATCGATATAAAATGTCTTGTCGATTTGGTCAATAGTTATAGCGTTCTCATTGTCGATAATGCAGTGTTCCGGTAAGCTGTCGATTTTGGCTGTCGAATCGTCTTCTGCCTTCACTTTGTACAGTTTTCCGTATCGTTCATCGGATGTAGCGTAAACCCTGTTTACACGTTGTACAGGGTGCTTCTCGCCATCTACGAGGTGATAGGATTCCTTGTACTTTGTACCGGCTTTCGCTATCATCTGATATTGAAAAACATCATCACAATTGTTGATTGTGTCCTCTACAGGAGTACCGTTTACGAAATACTCTTTAATCGCCGTAGCGACAATCACAGCAGAATTGTTAACCTTGAATGCACCCACATTGGACACACCTTTTACAAGGTATCCACCCTTACACTTAGCCGTTCCGTCCGACTGTACCTCGACATAATTGTTCACATCTTTCTGAGCGATTCGAGCGACTTTATCTTCTTCGAGGTCGAAACCTGTTCGCTGTTCCCACTCTTTGGTTATTTCAATCACATCGTTGTAGAATTCGTCATCGAACTCTACCATTACACCATCGGTGTTAAGCTGTACAATCTTTAGGTTTGGTATCTTCTCTTGTAGGTGTTCGGATAATTCCAGTAAGTATAGCTGCCCCGATATGCACACCGACCGCCCCATGAGGGGATCATATAGGTCGTTATACTTATTCAGCAGACAACCGTATGTTGTGTTGCACACAAGCTTTAAAGCGTTGGCAGTTGCTTTGTCTCCCTCTGCCTTTGCTTTCATTCTTCTGTCAAGCACATCTTCGTAGATTTTGGCTGACGGAATATTTCGGCTTGTATAGCCGTTAACGGTCATGAGGTGTGGATAGTATGAACCCACATCGTAGTTACGAATAATCCGTCCGTCCTGTTCTTCAAAGAAGTAGTTCGGTATTGCACCGTGAATCCCACCGTAACCGATGGTTACAGGACAATCACCCACGTTGATTTTCAACTTCATCTTGAATACTTCATCGTCAGTGAGTGAATCATCGTACATATGCTCAAAGAACTCGAACACTTCCTGTGGAACGTATTCTCTCAGCAGATTATCGGGAACAACATACTTGCGTTCATCGTTCCTGTCCTCGTGCTTTTCAGCTTTCAGCATGGCCGCCGTTAACTTTGCGTTGGTCATGGATAAAGCCTTTGCGTCACCCAGTCCGGCTAATCGTCCGAGGTTGATTTTGTTCTTAAGGTAATCTTTCCGAATGTCAATAAGCATTTCTGTAGTATCAACATCATGCTTACAGTAGTACTCGGTTTCCTTTCGTTCTTCCTCGGTAAGTTTCCTGTCGATATCAAACCTCACGCTACTCTCTCGAATCGGTAATCCGAGGTGTCCTTCAATGGACTTAAGGGATTGTCCAAGCTGTGTGTCGTCTTTGAGGTCAGCGTTATTGAACTGGAACCAAGCACCTTGCAGCATTGGACAAGACCACCCGATACCGCCACCGATGATATAATCGTTCACCTTCTTCACATCTTCGGGGGAATAACCCATTGCGATTGCCTTGATAATGTGTTGGTCATAGTGCTTGTTATTGAACCCACAGTAGATTGTGTCATCATCTATACAAGCCGTGAGAGCGTCATTGTCGTTCCACACGAGAGTGTATTCTCCGCTGTCCTTATCCTTGAATGTGACAAGCCAGTCGTGGGCGAACACCTCGCAGTCATAGGTTACTAATCTCATATGCACCCTCCACAGCAACCGTAAGGAATATTTTCATTGATACATTCCTCGATTTCCTTTCGGAGCGGTTCTAAATCTTCCGGGAGGTCGATAGACCATTTTCCAGTATCAATGTGTGCATCCCCCCAGCCTTTCTCAAACCAAACACTACCACCGGAATGTAAACAGTAACGAGGAAGTTCTCGCACGTGTCCGTTGATTTTCAACACCAACTGCCCGGAGCATAAGTTCGGATATTTGCCGTCATAGGAAACAAATTCAATCATGTTTCACTCTCCTTCCTTTATGAAGTAACAACCGTTCGTTCGATGTTTTCTTCCAATAACCTGTCCAGCCAATCAGAGTTATTTCTGAAAATCACAATCATTGATGGGAAAGGTGCTGATTCGGGTCTTCCGTTTTTATCGACCATCGGTTTACCGTTGATTTCGAAACTCAATCGTCCTTTAATGAAACGGATCTCGTTTTCCGGTAGCCATATGTACTCATGGAAGCGTTTCGTATCAGTTCGAGCCGGGAGTAACATCACCACGGTTGTGTTCGGCTTTTTGCTTTCTTCATATGCTTTCTTCACAAACATATCTTGCCCTCCTTGCCGTGAATACGGAGGATTGCAGAAAACAATGTTCCCCCCCCAATCCTGTATTAGTGCGTCATCCTTCTCAGTGAAGTATTTCTCACACTTTGCGTTTTCGGCGGTTGCACAAGCGTCTAAAGTGAAATGAAACTCATTGTTTAATTCGTCAAAGAATTTCTGAGGTGTCTCCCACAGGTCTTTCCCTGTCGAAAACAAAGCTTTATTCATTCAGCACCCCCTGTCTCAACAAAGTAGCACCTGTTTTTCTTGTAAGTACTACACCGCTGTTTGTAGGAACGAACGAGATAACCGATATCATCCACAAAGTCATAGCAGATCGGGTCGTCTTTCCCATCGAACTTACGAGCGATTCGACCGATAGCCTGTGTCACGACTGCATAATCCTTTACAGGACTTGCCATGTACAAGCGTTCCAGTCTCGGAATATCCAAGCCTTCCTTGCACAAAGCATAGGTAGCAAATAGATACTTTTTCTTTCCGCTTCTCATGTCCTCTAAAGCCTGTTCTCTTTCAGCTTTACCCTTCTTTGAAGTCATTCGACCGCTGATAATCACAGCGTCTTTTCTCATGCTTTCGGGTAATGCGGATATCATGCTTTCAAGATGTGCTAGACGGTCTGACAGGATAATCGAAGGTTTGCCCTCTTCAATGTTGTCCACAATGAGCCTTGTTCTATCCTCGTTTTCTGCGAGGTAAGATATGAGCCTTTGGTAATTGAGCGTTCCGTCACTGTTAAGACATTGTCTGCTGATTTGTGTTCCTGTTTCCACAGGCTTGATACCCACGGTCATTACAGTGTCCGCTACATCGTCCTGTGACACGCTGTACATCACATCACCTACTAAAGCTTTGGTGGCTATGATTAAGCCGTCTGAGCGGTGTACAGTAGCCGATAAGCCGTACTTATGTGGTGCCTCTAAACTGTCCAGCACCTTGTAATATTGCGTTGTGGCTGTCGGACTTCCGCTCACTCTGTGTACTTCATCGGTGATGATACAACCCCAAGTGTTTCGGTACTTGCTCAGATTCAGCTTGCTCATTGTCTGAACCGTGGCAAACGTGATACCCTTTCCGATATTCACCTTGCCTCCGGCAATCGTACCTATGAGGTCACTGTCCATATAGAGCCTTGCTCTTTGTTTGGACTGATTGAGTAAGTCCTTAGTGTGGCACAACCACAGCGTTTTCTTTCCTATCTTCGTTGCGATAGATAAACCCATCTGTGTTTTACCCGATCCAGCCGGTGCTTGCAGAATACCCATTCCTTGTTCAACCATTGCCGAAACAGCTTCCTGTTGGTAATCGTACAGCGGAATGTCTGCTTTGAAATTCACCTCGGAAGACCTGTGATAGCCGTCAAACATGATTGTTTCTTGTAGAATATCCTGTGGTAACAGCGTGGGTGTTCCGTAAGGCACAATCCATTCGTCACCATCTGTTTCGTATAGGGTCAAGTACTCGGGTGTATTACCCAGCCAAAACCCCATTCGAGCCTTTGTATCATATGCCGGATTCCGAACCTTCAAGTTGGTTCTACACCATTTCTTAAAGGACTCTGTGGGGTCACACACTCTTATAGAGTTCTGTCTGATGAAAATCATAATTCGTTACCCCACGAATCCCATCCGTCTCGTTCACGTCTTGCGTATAATTCGAGCTTTCTACAATCGGGGTATAAGCGTTCTATGATTTCGTAAGACACTTCCGGTTTCTGAGAATGTCTTTTAACCTGTTCGGTAAAGACAGTATGAATCTTTCCTCTTTCTTCTGTGGCAACAGGTCTGAGCTTACCTTTATACATATACAGCAGATATTCGTGTCCATAACGGACGGTGAATGCCGCCGGGATTCCGGTAACTTTATTCCATATCATTCGAGCGTGGAGCTTGTAGCCGAGGTTTTCGGCGATTTCCTGTGCTTCGAACAGATACTTGTCAATTGTCCACAGAAATAGTAAACTGTTATCGGTGGTGAGTTCCGTAGCTACCCGTAGGTGTTTTTGGATTGTATCGAGTTTGCAGACAGGATAATCCAAAGCTTTACCCGAGGTATTAGGTCTGACGGATTTCTTACCACCTTTTGATTGTTTCCACGGTGGATCGGCGAGAATCAATTCATACTGCTTATCACAGGAATCGATATTAACAATCGCCATAATAACCCCCATTTCTTTCAAGCCATTCTTCAATCGTTTCTCCCAGTGCTGCGATTCTACGCATGTTGAGAACTCTTGATGTTTTCATAGCGTCCCTAACTGCTGCCCACGAGAGCATGTACACCCCGAACGATGTTTTGAGTGCAAACCATGCGTTATCGTTTCCACAGTTATTCCAGTGTGTCATAGCGAGCTGCTGATTTTCTTCGACTCTCGCCAAATCGAATGTGTCATGTGTACACACCTTGCAATCAATCAGATCCGCTTGGTCGTCTTTCACGGCGATAATATCTGCCGGCTGACCGCTTGCGTTCTGTGTCAGTCTGTGTACCCAAAAATCATGTTCGTAGAGCAGTTTGTCTAACTCTTGTTCAAACAGATTTCCGATTCCTTTGTTTGACATTGTTTTCCTCCTTTTGCTTTAACCATTCATTAAACGCTTGAACATTTTTAGGGTCTTCGTAAAACTCCCGAAGGGGTTCTATTAGTGACCGTGCAACCTTTGTGACTTGTTCATCATTAATCGTCATCATTGCTCAACAACTCTTCCACCGGAACCTCTAAAACCTTGGCGATTTTAATCAGCTTGTCGATTTTCGGTGTGTAGTATCCGTACTTCCAATCGTAAATACACGATTGTGGGACATTCGCCAATTTCGCAACTCTGTAATCGTTCAAGTTTTTGGAATCTCGGATTTTTGCATAATGTGCGTACATGTTACCCTCCTTTCAAGAAATGTGTTGAATCACTTACGGAAATCAGTTATAATTGTGCTGTGAGATAAGTTATTTAAACAAACAAGATACTGTTTTCTTTTACTGTTTTCCGTATCAATAATATACTACCTATTTCAGTAAAAGTCAACAATAAATTTTGTATTGCAAAAAAAAAAAAAAGGAGAACATTCATGTACGAAATTTTCGAAAGACTTTTAAAGGAAAAAGGTGTAAAAGCGTTCGATGTCGCAAAAGCAACGGGTCTGAGACCATCTCTTTTCACAGACTGGAAAATGGGAAGATATACACCAAAAGCTGAGAAAAGAAGAATCGTTGCTGATTATTTTGGTGTAACGCTTGCGTATTTAGATGGGGAAAGTATTTATCCAAAGGGTGAACCAAGGGTGGAGCAAAAATTCGTTAAGCCTTCTGAATTAATCAAAATACAAGTATTTAACGAAATACCGAACGATCTGTCGTTGATTTCCATAACGAACACGAGAGGTGAAATTATGATTAAAAATTACAATGATGGGAAAACGTATTGGGGACTTTATGTTTGTGATGATTCGATGACACCTAAAATTTTAAAAGATGATGTTGTTATTTTTAGAGAAGATGATGATTGTAATACTGACGATATTTGTGTTATCAGATGTTCGAAAACAGAAAAAGCAATTATTCGAAAAGTTATCAAAACTGACGATTTGATGTTATTCCAACCGTTGAATGGTGAATACGACACACTCAGTTTTACTGATTCAAGTCAGTATGAAATTCTAGGTGTGGTTGTAGGATTACACAGGGAGTTTTAGCTGTGAAGGCTGTAATCTATGCTCGATATTCGAGTCACAAGCAGAATGAAGAATCCATCGAAGGACAACTGAGAGAGTGCTATCAATTTGCCGAAAAGAATGGATTCACCGTTACACATGAATACATCGACCGTGCTATATCGGGTAAAACAGCAGACCGTCCTAGTTTCCAAGAGCTTATAGCCGATAGTTCTAAGGGTAAGTTTGAAGCTGTAATTATGTACACACTGGATCGTTTCGCTCGAAACAGATACGATTCTGCAATGTATAAAGCCAAATTAAAAAAGAACGGTGTAAAGCTGTACTATGCGAAACAACCTATGCCGGACACACCGGAAGGTATTATATTAGAATCTGTACTAGAAGGTTATGCTGAGTACTACAGTGAAAACTTGTCGAGAGGTGTGAAACGAGGTATGCACGAGGTAGCACTACAAGGTAGAGTTACCGGAAAAGCGCCCCTAGGTTACGTTGCAGATAAAAATAAAAAGTACCAAATCGACCCGGAAACAGCACAGGCGGTTAAGTATATCTTTCAGATGTATTCAGAAGGTATTACACAAAGAGAGATTTCGTTGTATTTGAACAGCCACGGCTACAGAACAGCCACAGGACGGAAATTTGGGAAAAGCAGCTATCACTCTATTCTCACCAACGAAAAATACACAGGTGTTTATCGCTACGGTGATGTTGTTATAGAGAACTGTATTCCACCAATCATAAGTAAGGAATTATTCGATAAGGTACAGGAAAGAATGAGATGTGAAAACCATAAAGGAGCAAGGAACAAGGCGAAAGAAACCTATCTTCTTTCGGGGAAACTGTATTGCGGCCATTGCGGAAAACCGATGATAGGTGAGAGCGGAACTTCTAGACACGGTAACATTTACCGATACTACAAGTGTTCGTGCAGAAAAGCAAATCCTAAGAGTTGTGACAAGAAACCCGAAAAGAAAGAACCTTTGGAAGATTTGATTGTGCGTAAAACAATCACTCGTGTTTTCACCGATGAAAATATTGAAATCATATCCGACAAAGTGATTGATTTGCTTAAAGAAGATTTGGAACAGGTTTCACACGTTAAGCAACTGGAAAACACTTTAGAGGAAACCAAGAATAAGATTCAGAATATTTTGACAGCAATCGAGCAAGGTATTATTGTTAAATCTACTCTCGAAAGATTGCACGAGTTGGAAAAAGAAAAAGATGAAATCGAATCCAACTTGTCGATTGAGAAATCGAGATACAGCAATCTTCCGACAAAGAATCAGATTGCGTTCTATCTATATTCATTGAAAAATGGAAACGTAGATAACGGACATTTTCGTAGACAACTTGTTCGGTCAATCATAAATTCTATTTTTGTATATGACAACCCGGATGGTGGAAAGAAAATCGTTGTGAATTTCAATTTGCCTAACAATGAAATTGACACGTTGTCACTTTCCGATTCGGATATGAATCTTTTAGGAGCACCAATACCTACAAATCCGAACATATTTGTAAACAAGGATTGGTTCACAATAGTTTTCGACATAAAAGAGATAGGCTAATGCCTATCTCTTTTTCTTACGTTCTGAAACCCTTGATATATAAGGCTTTCAGAGCCTCGCCGTTTATTTGCGTTTTAAGGCGGTTGTTTTTGTCTCGTGGACACATTATACCTTGAATTTTATCCTAGGCTGTCCGTTTCCACATGTTTACACCGATGTAAGGCTGATAATTCGCATTGTTAGTATAACTTTCTACGCACTGCTCCAGAGGATAATCTGTATATTCGTTATCCATCTGATTCTGATATGAACTGAAGGTAAGTCCACAGCTATCAGCCGATGTTGCACCTTTCACACCACCTAACACATATCTAGCGTTAGAAGCCGCACTCGGTGCGACCTTAAATCTCGACACACCGGAATTCAAAACATATGTTAGATAACCGTGCTGTGTTACCCACGCACCTGCGGATCGTTCGTCGTTGTTAAGATAATGTCTGTGTTCGAACATGTGGCTGTGCTTAACAATCGGTGTGTCCTTACTTCCACCTTTTTCACCGACATTAACAGATATACTCCCCCCTGTTGGGTCGTCATCTAAAAACCCAGCGTTCATCAGACACCTACCACCGGCTAGTTTTTCCCAAGTACCTCCGAAAAGTGTTTCCGGACTCGTGTCATTCATCGACATGTAGATCGAACCCACCGGGTATATCATGTCAACGATGGAAGAATTGTTACTCTCGATTTTGCTTGTAATACAAGTTGTAATCTTAGACCACAATTTCGTCAAACCGGAACTTGTTAATCTATCCTCCATGATACACCTCGCTTACAGCGTACAGATTGAATCGATGGTGTCATTGTCAATCGCCGGAATCATAGTAGTAACATCTGTATACGTTGGTGCGATAACACCGTTGGTTTCGGTGATGTTTGTAAGAACTTTGTTCGCTACGGTAGATGTGGTGTTATAGTTAAGGTCGCTTTTAATCACATTCCGTACACCGGTTGCGTCCACATAACTAGAATCATTAGTGAGCTGTGAAACCTTGCTCGGGATTTCAGACTTCTTAGCGTAATTCGTGAGGTCTACAGAACCGTTTCCGATGAGTTCCCAACTCTTACTATCTTCAAGCCACACGTACTCGGATTTAGCGTTTTTATCACTAGCTGTTGGGTTCGGTACAAGATACATGTATCCGACCTCTCCCGTAGTAGGAAGAGATTCTACAACCTTATAACCACCTCTCGCCCTTTCCGCAATAGCAATACTCACTTCGTCAGCAGTCTGATAAGACTTGTCGTTGGTGAGCTGTGAAACCTTGCTCGGAATCGTAGGCTTGTTCAAAATGGATCCATCACCTGTTGAAGCGTTCCAATCCGGTTGCACGTTCTTCTGTGCTCCGGTTGCAATACCGGCAAGTTTTGTTTTCTCTTCATTGGTGTAATCGTTACTGGACAGTCCTTTTCCGGACACCTTGTCCACCTTACCCGAAACGCTGTTACTTACGAGAAGTTTAATTCTCTGCCAAAGATGAGAAATTCCGTCTGTGGTAAGTCTATTGTTAGTATTATCAGCCATGTGTTACCTCCTTATAAATCACATATTCTATCGATTTCCAAATTTGAAATCGGCTCATAAATCGTATCGGTGAAAACAGCACCTTGCGGTACATCTGTTTCAACAGTGTGTCCGTTTACTTTTTCAGAATTATCTACCATATCATTTTGATTCTTATCGTAGATATCGGTTTTCATCATACCCACAATTCTTTCGGACACAATATTCGATATGGTATTCTGAATCTTTTCGAAATCTTCCTCGGTGAGTTGTTTGTCACGAGTATTCACTTCTACTTGTGTAGTACCTTCATAATCACTCAGTGTGATAATGTAGCCTTCCTCGGTTTTTTCGACATATGCCCTTGCCCCAACATACTTGGGTGGAGATTCGGTCATTCCTAGCGACACCGTCCTCGTTGTGTTCACTTCCAATGTCGAATTGTGATTCTGCTCAGACAGTGTTAATTTCATCCGAAATAACCTCTTCCAAAAGCGTTCGTGTGAAGTTCACACTGGCTATGTTTGTAGCACTTACGATACCGTCTGCCGATAGCCACTTGACCTCGACCTCTGCTACACCGGGACGAAAAGCCAGTGTGTCTGACTGAGATAAATACAAGGTTAATGTCGTGTTACCGTTTTCACTGGCTACACGAAACACCTCTTTTTCTGTTTTGTTACACCACGTTTTCCGAACATCATCTTGCTGAATTGTCAAAAATACTGTGTTACCGGATATATCAATTCCTTCGATGTGGAACGTGTATACAGGTGTCGTACCTCGTACAGTGGACATTACATCACCTCGCTTACTTCAATCTGATACGAACCATCACTTTACGGTTTTCGTAACTCTTCTTTCGTTTTGCTCCGTAGTTCTTAGGTTTGGTGTCTGAACCCCCGGCTGAATACCACAGAGGATAGCCGTGTTTAGACTTTCCGGCATACACCATAGTGTGTGGCTTGTTGGAAAATCCACAAATGTCACCTTTTCTGAGTCCGGCTTTAGACGGAACTTTTTTCGGATAAGTCACCGTTGCTTTCTTTTTCAGCCTTTTCGCACCTTTACCGTGAACCTTGCTGTCTAACCAAAAAGTTGTTCCCGAAGGGAGAATTTTGATTCGCTGTAATCCATAAGAGATATAAGCAGCACAATTGATTCTCTTCTTCTTAATAGTGGCTTTCAGCGTGCTTGTTCCCGGATTATTCGACCACTTGATAGGATACTTCTTAAGCGTTGCTGCAATATCCTTAAGAGCCACAATCAGCTTGTCTGCATTGCGTGAAACCGGTTTTGCAACCAGTTTCACGTACTTCTCGCCTTTCGCACTCTGCCAAATCGTCCAACCCTTGTATTCGGGAACATAGATGTAAAAGCCGTTGATTTTTGTAGCTTTCACTTTCTTTCCCGCGGGAATTGTAGCAATCTTTTTAGTTTTATAGCTTGGTTTCACCCTTACAGGATCCGCTTTCAGAACTACATATGTTCTGTTAATCTTTCTCGTTTTCTTCTTAGCCATTGTAAACCTTCTTTCCTGTAGAATCGTAAACATTCAGCTTATACTTATCTGCACAGGCTTTCGCATGTTGAAGACTCTCGAACGCTCCCTTCTGAGACTTGGTATTACTCCAAGATTTTCGCACTCTATAAATCTGTTTTACCGGTGCTTTATCTCGAAAGGGTACTCCGAGATACTTACAGATTCCTTTTGCGATACACTTTCCGTACCTATCGGACTGTGACAGATGTTTCTTGTCAAGAATGCTGGAGGTTTCCAGCAGAACAGCTGGCATGTTGGTTTGATTCAGTTCGTACAGGTCTGTTCTCCGAACGACTCCTGTAGACGGCATGTTCATACCGCTCTTAACAGCACTGTTCACGCACTTTGCCAATTTCTTACCCTTAGCAGATACGTAGAGTGGAGAAACCTTTTTATAACCCTTGTACCAATCACAATGAATGGACATTTCCAGTTCTACCTTTTCCCTGTTTGCCTTCTCAACCTGTTTCACCATGTTGATGTTATTGCTCGGAACATCGGTTACAACCTCAATACCGCTTGCTCTGAGGTACTTCACACAAGCCTTTGTGATAGGAAGACAATATCCTACCTCGGTGTGTCCACCGTATGCAGTACCAACGTCTCTACTACCGTCAAGGGAACGACCGTGTCCACAAAATACAGCTACCTTATGCTTCTTGCTCATCTTCTTCAACCTCCTCATCTTCCGCTTCATCTTCTTCCTTTTCAAGCAGATAATCTCGAACTTCGTCTTCTGTGGTTTCATTAATTTTGTATCCACCGTTCATCACAAGCTGTTTAAAAGCTTGGTGCAATCCGATAGAGGCCAGTCCACTCACCAGTCCACAAGCTACAGCGTCCAGTGTGATTCCGAACTTAGCAACACCGCAACCGACACCCACGACCGCCAAAACGAGCGGAATCCACTTGTTATCTGTCGGAAGAAAATTCTTAAGTACGAATCCAACCCCCAAGCAGATTGCAATAATCACAGGAACAAAATAATCGTTTACAAATGAAATATCCATGTGTACCTCCTAGTTCTTTCTAAACTCTAACTTTTCAACTTCGTTCATTACCTTTTCTGCTGTTCCGTTCCCACCGAGTTCTTTATACGGTAAGAATAGATAATCGTGCAGATTTTCGTAATCGTCTTTAGTGATGTACCCCTGTTTGATGTAACAAGAGCCTAAATAACAAATGCGATCGTGTGCCAAACCTTTGAGCATTCGGCTTTCACCATTGTTCTTTTCTCGTTTATGTTGAATTATTGTGGTGAGGAATGCCCAAAACCCAGTACTGGCGAATACAGTTATAAAAATCGTTTCGAACATATGACCCCCTAAGCTGTTCTTTTCCACATATTAACCGCCAAATATGGTGGTAAATTCTTGTCTGTACCGTCAACACCGGAACTATTTATTGTCGGCTGTTCAGAACTCATGTTGTTTAACCATTTATAATCTTGATTTTTTGTCGCTGCATAATATTTTCCAGTATCACCGATCTGTCCACCCGGTTCGGTTGATCCGGATTTCGTACCCCAAGGTTTATACGGTCTACCAAATTCATCACTCGGATAAGTGTGTGTATGTTCGACTTGTGTATGTGTGTGCGAAACAACAACAGCGTCTTTACTACCGCCCGATTGTCCGAGATTGAAAGTAGTTCCTGTTGCCACCAAGAATCTATCTTCGATTCTTTCCCAAGTGCCACCGAACAGTGTTGACGGGTTAACCGAATTTACACTCATGTAAATTGAACCGACAGGATACATGATGTTAATAACATCATTCACAGCACCCACAAGCTTGTTCATGCCGCCGTTAATCTGATTCGCTTCCGCTGCTCCGAAAAATGTTCTAGAAATGTCTTCGTTTTCATAAACGGTGACGTCTGTAAGAGATACCGTGTTGTCCGTATTCTTCTTCATCTCGAACTTTCTGTCACCGCTGTACCTTGCGTCCTCATAATTAGTAGGCAAGTCTTGCCAATCGCCAATAGTACTCATTTAAAAACCTCCTGTGTTTGGGATTCCGAATTGATATTTCAACTTTCTCTTGTCATTTTGAATCTTCATTAAATCGTCATGAAGCAGTTTTATGATTTGTTCAAAAGCGTTCCAAAATGTCCAACTCGGTACATTTTCAAAACGCATCACACCGTGTGTGTTTTCAGTCTCTTGAAGTTCCGTTACTTTTTTATTTTTAACGTGTTCATTTATCATTTCACATAAATAATTGATTCCGTTTAACGTGCACCTATCGAGTTTTTCCCCGATTATTGGGTGTTCGAACGGATAGCCAAGACTTGTTCCAAACAGTGCATTACACTGTTTGACAATACACTCTGTGTTATTAATCATTCTCTTAATGTCTACGATGTTCAAGTAATCACCGATGTAATTACCCTTTTCATCGTATTCGACTTTCCAGTTGGTTTTGGGCTCAATCCATTCCACGACTTAATCCCCCTTTCTTCTCGCTGTTATCTGCCCGGACAAACCTGTTCCAAACTCTACAATGTGTTTCGAAATTACAACCTTCATGTCTTTATAATAATCGTTTTCTTGATACAGAATGTCGGTTGCGTCCAGTTCCGGGTTTCCTCTTGTAGAGTATTCATACTCAGCACCGCTTGTGTAGTAATCCTTAATCCACTCAGCCAATTCATCAGCTTGTGTGTAGTTAGAAATCAATGGGTTTTCCCAAGTAACTACTTTGCCTTTGAGGTTCAAGTATTTTGTAACCTTCTGCTCAACTAGGCTCACTTTGTATCCGGAAATTTTAAGCTCCCATGGATAGTTATACTCTCCGGTTGTGTTAATCGGGATACTTACTGTCACAAAATACGCACCGTGTTTTATAATTTTCGGCGGATCCAAATCCCAAAAGTATTCTCTCGTGCCGTCATCACCATCATATTCGTAACTGAGTTTTACAGAATAGTTTGTGTATGGTTCATCGAAATAATAGGTTTGTGTCGTTCCCCAAAGTGGACTTTTTTCTTCCTTAGTATAGGTAAGCGTTTCGGATACAACTTCTTCCGATACTCTCGGAATTTTGCAAGTGTAATACGGTACGATGATTTCTTTTACCAAAGCTTGTTTTGTAACAGTCACATCACCGATGATATCGTCTTTGGTGATTTTCGTATCGACATTATCTTCAAGTCCGATGTGATGTACAACAATTCGGTTATACGGTTTCTGAGTTTTGTAAAAATCAATAACAATTTTATCGCAGTCTGAATAATCTCGAATTATGGAACAGTTCTGACTGATTTCGTCACTCTTCACAACGAATGTATTCTTTATCTCTGAACCGAAATATGTTTCAATTTTGAACTCAGCCGGTAAACAATCGCCAAATTTAAAAGTCAAGGTTCGATATGACCGAACAGCACTCATGGTTAATGTTACTTTCGGACTGTCATCAAACGTACAATCTGCTTTCGAGTAGTTCTCGGATATATACCCCCCATCTGTTATTGAATCCACAACCTCGATAAAATACTGTGAACCATCTACCTTGATATAATCATTAGACAACCAAGCGTAATTTTTCTTATTGCCCGAATCCAACAGATTGACAGTAGACACGAAAGAGGCCTTGTTTGTAACACTGTATTTTACTTCCGGCATGAAGTTAGAGCGAATCTCGATTCTTCCGTTTCGATTCTGTGTCAGCACACACCTACACGCATTTGCTATAATCTGCAAAGCCTCTTTGTGTGTCACACGAGGTATCGGAATGTCCGTGTACAGGCTTTTCATTCGAGGGTCGATGTAATAATCCTCTATCCCCATATCCGCTATGATTCTTTCCGCTAAAGTGTAAAAAGATGGTTTGGTGTTATCATACACACCTTTGATGTACTCACTTTCCTTGTTACGGAAAATATCAGTTGCTTTAATGGTTGCTGTGGTGCTGTCGGATTCCCACTCTGTCGCCCACAGATGACAACCTTTAATCCATTCAATCTGTGGTTCAGCGTCTGTTGTATCAACAGTTTCCATCTGTTGTGGGAGTTCGTAACCATACCAAACATCAATTTCTTGACCGTCTGTGAAGTAGTTAATCGCTGATTCGGGATCGTCTACATCAAAGTACCTTTTTCCTGTGATTTCGTCACCGTAGTTATCAAGCGATACCGAGAAATCAATCTGAGGAACGTCTTCACCGATAGGTGATACATTTGTTTCAAGTGTTGAATTGATTATGGAATCGTTCGTATAAGTCAGTCCGAGACCACACAAGATGGATTTGATTCGAACCCTCATTGCGTTTGATTTCATTTTGTAGAAGTTGAATGTTAAGGTTTTGGTTTCTCTCAACACTTCTTCTGTTTTCCACTTCCCTACATTATTTCCGGTAATAGAAACCGTGTTGTTATCTCCTACCACATCGAAATCAACGGGATATGCTTCACCGAAATCTACAGTAATACCTTTTAGGTCAATCGGTAATTCTTGGTTAAACACAATTTTGAAAGTAACTGTGTTGTTTCCTGTAAGCATATCTTTCGAAATCCACTCTTTACTACTCTCGGTTGTTCCTTGAAAACACATCGAACCGTCAACCTTTATGAAATTCTCTTCAAGCGTAGCGAATTCCGGATTTGAATCGCTTTCATTCGTGAATAAATCAGATGATTCGCTGTATTCATATTCAGCAGAAGTTCCGCTTTTATCAACCCTCGCACTGTTCTGTGCCTCTTGATTAATAAGACCAAAGTATATTTTCATGTATGAGCGTTCTCGCAACGGAGAAGCCATGCTTTCTCGATATAATTTACTAACTGCTTGCATACTGTTTCTTTCCTTTTCCGGTGTCAATCAGATTCACTTTGCAATTCGTGTAGTGTGTCGGTTTTGTATTGTTCTTATCTAGCCAATACGGTTCTGCACTTCTGTCACCACAGTACATTTTCAATTTAATCATTCGACCTGTTACCGGATCCGGGAAGGTGACATTGAAGTAAAAACTCTTCATCACACTAAGAATACCTTCCCATTGTTCAGCGGTAAGCCATGACCACTCCAAGTTATCAATCTTGTATTGGTCACGACCTACCTTCTGTCCGACTACAGCACCATTTGTGTTTCTACCGTTGTTTACCACGGTGGTAACGGTAATGTTCACACCTCGTTTACACGGAGGTAGAGCGACATTACCTATCTTAATAAAATTGATTTGTTTAGGTGTTGCCACAACTCTACCTCCTTAAAACTACTTCGTGAATCTGTACCCATTAGCTTTTTCCTGTTCTCTGATTGATTTCGCAACGGTTTTGTTGCCAATCTGAACAACGGTTGTTTCCTTCTTATCAGCCTGTCGCTTGGTGTCGTTCGCAATGCCTTTCAGCGTTGGCTCGACATACTCAACGTAGAAATCTCTCATGTTTCGTTTCCACTCTTCATTGGAGATTCTGTCGTTATTAATGTTTCTGCTGTCATCTGACACAGCGTATCTACAAAGACGGTTTACACCCTCGTAACTGGTAGCCGTTGCCATAGCCATGTTTCCGTTGATAGCGTCAGCGGATACGAGAACAGCGTTTATAACACCGTTCGCACACAGCACGACATTCTTGGAAAGCTCAGACCAAAATTGTGTAAATCTAGACATTCCCACAACGATTGCGTGCTCCATCACGGAAGCAAGCTGGAAACGATTCATAACCTCGGTTCGACCGTTGATATGACCCACAAGTTCTGCCCCGGCTTCACCGGCGATAAACATTGAACCATGGGCATTATTCGTACCTCCGGCATATTTCGGTGTTGCTTTCCATATGGAATCAGTGATTACACCGCCACCGGCGAGAAGTGTAAAGTCACGCTTGGTGAAAATTCCACCACCAGCAGCCTTACCGCCCTTCTTTTTAAGGTTGACGGTTACTGTTATACCGTTACCGGTCGAGTGTTTCTTCACCCATTCTTCTACCGTTTTTCTTGCCCAGTTTCCTTTGACTAAGTTTACAGATTTCTCGACAGCACCGCCTTTGTTATCCTTGGATCCAACCCACTCGGCTACAGTTTTCTTTGCCCAGTTTCCTTTGGTTAAGTCTATCTTGGCACCGACCGGGTTGCCTTTGAATTTTGAAACCCACGAGCTAACCTTACTCCAACCGTTTTTCTTAAGGTCAATCGGTTTCGCAACCTTACCACCCATGTAATTACGGATAATCCACTTAGCGATACCACCGATGTTCCAATCTTTCGACTTGGAAACACCGATTTCTTTCTTGACAGAACCGCCCCAGTTTCCTTTACCCTTAATCCATGAGGCAATACCGCTTGACCAACTCTTAGTTTTGGTAACTCCAATCTTTTTCTTGACTTCTCCACCACTTTGAGGTTTCTGTGTCAGCCAATCTTTTACGGTCTGAATACCCTTTCCGAATGATTTCAAAAGGTGTACACCCTTGTAGAAAATTCCACCAGTGTGTTCTTTGACCCATTTCAGAACGGTATCCCACGTCTTGGAGAGTCCGACATTCTCAAAGAAATCTCCTCCGAGGTGTTTGGAAACCCACGATTTAACATCTTCCCACTTTTCCTTTGCGAGATTAACCTTTTCGGAGAACGCACCACCAATGTGCTTGCCTACCCAATCCTTTACGGTTTTCCACTTCTCTTTCGCAAGTTTAACGCTTTCGGAGACAGGTTCGCCAATGTACTTGCTTACCCAGTCTTGTACGGACTTCCAACCTTTCTGAGCAAGCTCGACCATTCCTTTCACACTCAGCGGTGTTCCGGTTTTCTTCTTCCACCAACCTTTAAATTGTTTCCACAGTTCACCTGTGTTGTCTTCAAGTTGTGGTTTCGGAGCGTCTACCTTCGTTCTCTTCGATGTTTCCTTCATCGGTTTGAGGTACTTCTCAAAGAAACCCTTTGCAGAATCTCCCCATCCCTTCTCGGTTCCCTTCTTCACGTTCTTTCCAACGGTCTCACCGACTTTAAGAGAATCCTTCGTGTAACCGGATAGAAACTTATTGTCGAATCCACCGCCTTTGGTTTTCTTGGTGCTTTTATCGTCATCACCGAACAACCAACTAAAGAATTTACTTTTCTTAAAGTTTTCCCAAGCTTCACCACACCACTTATAAAATTCATCCCAAAGATTCTTTATACCTTTAAAGAATCCGCTGACTTTACCGAGAACTTGGGAGAATCCAGAATCGCCTTTTCCTTTCAGACCGTCCAGTCCGTCAGCGATTAATCCCAAACCTCGTGACTGTAATCCCGGAACCATCAGAAGAAGAACACCCAGTGCGAGTTTTCCCACATTCATGATTATCTTCTTTGTGGCTGTCATGAAACTCTTAACACTGGATTTGATGTTTCCACCATCATCTGTTACCAACCCGGATACCAACGCTGTCGCACCGAGTGCTAAAAGTGCTATACCGAGAGGTATCATCACACCGGACATTATCATGGTTACACCCAAGACGATAAAACAAGCACTAAAGTTTTGGATGAACTTCCACACAGCCTTGATTCCACTAGAGATGAATTTAACGATTGCATTCTTGTTTATTCCGATTGCTGTAACAAGCGATGTAACACCGATAAGTAAGAGTGGTACAGCAAGCTTGATTTGTCCGAAATAAAGTAAAATTGCTCCGATAGCCAGTGTTGCTGCCGCAACAATCAGCATGATTTGCGTTACCATTCTCTTGATATCGTTTGTTATAGCACCTGTGCCTAATCCTATCGACGCAACCAACGATGTTGCACCGGCAACCATTAAGCCAATTCCTAACGCTTTGGATCCCCCCGTAAAGAATAAAACCGCACCGAGAGCGAGTAGTGCTCCACCGAGGATGGCTGTTATCTCAGTCAATATCTTCATTATATCTTTGCTGACTTTTCCGTTTAGGCTAGCAGCGATACCCGTACCGAACATGACTGCACCGGCTGCCATCAAACCAAGACCCAGACCCTTTTCTTCGAGACCACCGAAAAAGAACAAAATCGCACCAACCGCCAGCAATGCTCCTCCCAAAATCAAAGCTATTTTCTTGACAGCAGACTTAATTTTTTTAACAATCTCATCTACTTTGGAAGCTACGGCACCTTTTGAGAAATCGTATTCCGGAAGCTTGAATCCTAAGTCACTACCACCGATACCACCGGAACCACCGGAACCGCTAGGCGAACTATTTGTATCCGGGGATATGATGTTGAGTTCATCAATACCGATTGTGGCACTTTTCAGCTTCTTCAAAGCTTTTGTAACTTTGTTTACTTTTTTCGGTGTTTTACCGAGAGAGTTGTTCGCTCCGTTGGTTTTATCACCCAAGTTACCCATGGCTTTCGCCCCAGTATTTATACCGGAATAATCAACCTTCGGTAAGCTAAACCTAAACAGTTTAGCAATTCCGGCGAACACCATTCGAACAATTTTCGCAAAAGCAATCAGATATGGTAACACTTTGTTTAATATAGGTATAAACACATCACCAATCGCTCTAGCGGCCATAATGCATTGTGCTTTGAACACTCGCAGTTGGTTCGCTGGTGCGTTTAAGGTTCTCGCCATATCACCTTGTACCTGTGT